GTTTTTATCACCAATAAATATATCACCAACATCTAGTCCTTTTTCAACAACCACCGATTCAAGTAATTTATCAAGTACTATTCCTTTTTTAATTAGATTAGTAGATGCTAAAATATCTTCCTCTTTTGCCGTCATGTATTTTATTTCAATTGTACCATTTGATAAAGGGTGTTTATCTGGATACTGTTTACCCTGACTTGGTAAGTCAATTACCTCCGTAGGGAATTTGTAATCATTGTTACTCATATCTTTTTTGTTTTTACGTTAACGTTTGTATATAAATATATAGAAATAAAAAAACTATAAAGCATAAAAAAAAAGACCAGTATCACTACTAGTCTTTTTCGGGAGGTTATGTTGGGTATTTACTTTCTAAATCCTTTTACTACTTTACGTGTTCCCATTGATATCATTTTATTTACAAAAAGTATTCTATCATCAATTATCGTTTTCATCAATTCTAATGATTCCATATCCCATTCATCTTTTACCATCTTTATGAATTTTTTGGTATCTGATTCATTTAGTGATTTTGGATTCTGTTCGGATAATACCGAGATTATTTCCTTTGTAATAATCTTATTTAGTTTATCACGTTTTTTCATGATGTGCCGTATATCAATTCATATATTTCCTTGAAATCGGTTGCATCGGGGAAATTACGGGGAAATCGTTTGTGATGATGAAAATACACCAAATGTAAATAATTCTCCATATCATTAACTACACGTTTTGTCGGTTTATCCCCTAAATCAGAAATTATAGATTTTGCTAAATCTACCAAATCTCTATTTGTTGGTTCACTTAATCTATTGAATGCCTCAATTGATTTCCTGACATACATCCTATCAACTTTACCTGCTTCGGATATTAATGGTTTTAATCGTATCATTGTATATAAATATAACAAATTATTTTTTACGTATTATATGATGGGTGTAATTGTTTATGACATTCTTTACATAATGATTTACCTGAAATATTATGTTCTACGTGATAATCTATTACCTCATTCATAATATCTCGTTTTTGATCAAAATCATAATCTATTTCAATATTCACAAATTTATGTAATATATGTGACATTTGTTCTTTATCATGATGTACCTCTAACTTCTCAGTAGAACCACACTCGGTACACTTAAACCCATCACGTACTAATATAGGGTATATCCATTCCGTGTATAATCGTTTGTTAACTCTTACCAAATTATTAATAGAAGATGTACCACCTTTCCAATTTGCAGAGTCTATCCCATATTTAGACTTAAACTTTTCATTGGTTGTCCTAGCGTTACTCAACCAATCACTTCTTCGTTTTAATTCATCTGGATTTGAATTTATAGTATCACTAATACGTTTACCATAACTGGCAACCCTCTCATCTGTTTGTTTCGTTAATCCATCATTCCAAGTTTTACGTTCACCACTTGCGTACTGATGTCTACGTGTTTCGGCTGACTTTTCTTGTGCTTTTTTATTATGTCCCCAGTTATTAACTACCCGTGGTAGATGACCTTTGGCATATGTTCTAAAATATCCATTTAATCGTCCCTGTTCACCATAACACAGATTAGTCTTAGTACCACACCCACATTTACATGTCGGTGGAATACCATCATGATAATAATCTATAATAATTTGTTCTTTGGAAATTTTGTGAGTACGTGTGCAGTGTTTCATTAACCCATTATGAGTTTCATACTCTTTGTTACAATATTTACATTTATGCATAATAAAAACCCTTACACTTATAAATACAAGGGTTTTTAATTTAACGTTGATATTTGATTAAGAAATACTAGATATTTCTTATTTATATTCGTTCTAAATCAATACTCTAAAATGCAATAATCCATTGCTAATGTAAGTGATATCTCAACTGGATCACTTGCTGACCAATCAACATCACCGAATTCAGCTGATACAATCCATGCACCTTTAATTTTCCATTGTTCGATTTTGTCACCTGGAGGGCCTAATAGATAGATATCCACATCTTTTTTATACATATCTGAATAACCATCACGTCCTGTTAGGGATTCATGTGATAATCTTACCCATTCCATTACGGCTTGTGCACCACTCGGAATAATAGGGTCATACAATGTAATACTAATATCTTGCCATTCACCTTTTCCTTTTAACTTACGTTTCACATTAATGTGATCGAGTGTAATTGGGTCAAATGATATACTTGGTCTGCCTGTTGTTTTAATCATGTATGACGGAATTCCATCAATTTCCATGATAAAGTTGTTTTTTACCTTCGGTTGAAAGTTCGTGTAAAACATCTGATCGAATTCGAGCACTTCTGCCATAATATTGTTTCCTTATTAATTATTGTTACTGTATATAAATATAACAATTATATTTTTCCGTTAATTATTTAACCTCCATATAAATCCACCTGCCGTTTTATTAATCATATTCGGATTACAAACTGCTGAAATTGAGCTTATACTCAACCCAACATCCGCGGCGGCTTCACTCATACTATTATAAATATATAAAAGATTATTTTCTATATCATACTTACCCACTTTCTTTTTTGAACTATCACTCATTTTTCATCACCCTCCCATATAATGTCCACCATATAACCTGCATCTTTTAATTGTTGTATTCTGTTATTATCAAATTCCCATATTTCCGATGCCGTTTTGTGTATCTGAGTATGATAATAATCTTTTTTATATTTTTTAGGATTACAATGCCAATAATCACCATAATATTCAACTATTCTATTTTCACTTGGTATAAATATATCTACCGATTTTTGTATATCTGGTAAATAATATTCTAACATTGCATCTTCATGTTTCTTTTTAATTTCTTCATATAATCTTCGTTGGCCTTTTGAAATAGTAGTACCGTTTGATTGTGTTTGTGGTAGATATGTGGCATATAGTACTCCATATCGTTCAATATTAGTTGATGTAGTTTTTTCCATATTATTATAATGGGCATCACCATACTTTTCTAGTTTAGTTTGTTTTATTTTATCTACATGTACTTGATTATTCATTGGATTTGAGCCGTTGGTAAATAAATAACTCATATTATCTTTTCTACGTTGTGATGATCTATTACATTCATTAGAACAATATTGTTGTGGTAGTCCTGTACTAGGGTGTATTGCATTTTTATATCTATCGAATTTATTACCACAATTTAAGCATTTAACAGTTTCGTGGTTTTGTGATTTTCTCCATTCATACATTGATTTTTTATCTTTGAATCTTGCATTTCGTTTTTTCCACTCCACGTAGAATACATCACCAGTCCATTCACATATACGCTTTATTAATTCTGGGTGATTCTTTTTTGTCTTTGTACCAAGTTTTGCACAACTTCTACAAACTTTATTTTTTCGTTCTGCTAAGTTTAATGAGCTTGTATTATTATAATATAATACATCGGTACAATTTGGACAATTTCTTTTATAATTCGTATCTTTACTTATCTTTGTCATAGTTGGTATTATGTTAAATCCCTTTACTATAAATATAAGAAAAACAAAAAAACCACCCAAAAAATGAGTGGTTTTATAAAAATATTTAATTAATTAGGTTATCCAGAAAAACTGGCCCCCGTAGGCATAATATTGAAATCGAGGACGATGAACTCCGCTGTTTTCGTTGGTTGTAAGAATATTTGACCAGCCATGATATTTCTATCAATTACATCTGGTGTGTTATTTGTTTCATCCATTACTACCTTAAAGGCGTAAACACCTTGTCGTTGTTGAACACTTTCCATATACGGATTAACTGTATTTAGGAATTTGTTACGTGTAATTGCTGTATTTTGTTCGAATACCAAGTATCTTGATGTAGAAGCGATATACTTTTTAACTTTAATAAGTAATCTACGTACATTGATTCTATCAAGTGCAGATGCGGCAGTTTGTAATGTTTTTTGTCCGAAAGCAACAATACCCTCTCCAGGGAAAGCCGCGATTGGATTTACTTTATTTTCATAAAGTTCATCACGTTCTGCTTTAGTTAATCTGTTTAGTACACTAGTTGCACCAACAACACCACCTCTGTTCAAACCAGCAGGTGCGAACCATTCGGCTGCGATTGCATCGTTTGCTGCATATATTCCAGGCATCAATACTGATGGTGGAATTGAGGTTAATTTGTTTGTGTTAACATCAATTGTTTTAACCCACGGATAATATGTACCTGTGTAATTTGAATCAACCAAGTCAGCTTGTGCAATTGCTTGAGCGATTGTATCACTTTCAGATGTCACATCACCAATGAAGAATGCATCTTCTCTAGCTTCTACCATATCTACAATTTTATCAAATACATATGAATGTAATCTACGAATAACACCCGGAGCTGATACTAAGTTAATATCATAATCATCTGGGTTAGATACTGCGTTGATTGCTTTAACATATGCAACTGAACCACTTGATGTAGATGTTGATAAACTAAATCCTTGTGAATTACCAGCTGTTATATTAGAACCTAAGTTCTCAACTAGTGTTGGTGCACAACCGTCAAATCCACCTTGAAATCCTAATGTAAATTGTCGTTTGTTTACATCAGTATTAGCTGAACCACTCATTGTGTATCCAAGATTAATAGTTGAAATAACCCCACCCACTATAGCGTTAACAGCTGCATCAAATGCGAATGCTGTATTAGCACCTACTGTTGCGTTTGCTGGTGTTGGGTTTAGGTAGTATCCATTATCTACTTTAACGGATGATGTTTCCAAATCAATACCACTAAATTTAGTTGATATTGATGATGTGTTTGAATCCGAACCCGTTGCATATAATACAACTGGTACAATTGATTCTAAACTCGAACCAACATAGATTGGATTCGTATATGCTGCGTGTGCAAATGGTGCTGCTACATCAGGATATGAACCCTCAGTTGCAACCTCTACACGGATATACTTAGAATTATTTTTATAATCACCATTTTCAGTAATTTTTCCAAGTGAATCAATTGTTCTGTTTTGATCTCCGATTACCTTAGCTATATAGTTAGGTGATGCAGGATTCATGTTTACACTATTGAATTGTTGTACTACTGTTGGTCTTTTATCTATATCAGAATATTCTCTAACTAATATCGAGAATGTTGGGAAACTGTTTCCAGCTGCTATTTGTGTTGTGGTAGCTGCTTTAACGTTATAGATACTAACTTTATACTCTTTGTTATAGAGTCCACCATCACCAAGTGTATGGAAACGACACAGATTATATCTCTCTGAAGATATCAATTGTGATTGTACCCACGGTGTTGTTGCATAACTAATATCATTTGTGAAATCTTGTGTAGCCAACTGAATCATTGTTACCTGTGAACCACTTGTTGTTATATATGTGGTGTGTTGGGTTGCTGCGTTTTCAAAATAATTGTATGCGTATACATTTTTTGCACCACTTGCTGATTTACCAAATACATCAGCGATATCATTCACTGCTGATGGTAGTACCGAA